TCACACTCGTTTCACCTAAAGTCCCAGACGATAGATTGATAATACCGGTCACCTGGACTTGGTTTTCAAAAGATGCATCGGACTTACCAAGCCTGCTTGTGCCATCAGGTGTTGAGATATCAACACCAACAGTATCTAGCCTAGCTAGATCCCTTTTTGTCATTCCTGTCCCGCAGGAGTCGATGACTGATCTCCAATCGATGTTGTCGGTGGTTCGCCAGGAACCTCCTCTCTCAAGTCTAACTGCGGTTTGACACTTGGGATTGGTATGCCTGACCTCACCATGTCGAAGTGAAAAAACGATTCATCAATATTGTAATTACCAAATACAGCAACTTGATAATGCTGCACATCTGTAACTACAGTTTTAAAACTTCTTACGACATGATGACTAGTTATATAATCACTACACCTAGGAGCCCAGTGATCAACCTTTTCTACAGGGTAACTATCAGACCTAGTCCAGATAAACTTACATTCTATACCATTCCTATTATCAATTGGGTCACCAAATTCGTGCGCTCTGGGCCTTATAGACTGTAACTTGAAAGTCACCTGATTGTCTTCAGCCCTGGGTAATACTGGTGGTGTTGCTATACTAACGTTGTTAGCTGCAAAAGATCTATGCTCACTATTTGAAGAAGTGCTTAGATAATGAACATCAAACCCTTGCCACCTGTTAACTACTCCCAGCGCCCATAGATCAAAGAATTCATAAGAGAGGTCAAACCTCAAATTGTTTCTCGCCCGTTCGGGTCCACACAATAGAAAACTTGATGCATATGGTGTATTACTTAGCAAGCTCCCAGACCTGCCTACTACTAGGGCAGCGCATCCCGGGATTACTATATTGTTGAATATTAAGCTGTTATTCCGTTCTTCATACCCGTAGTCAGCCATATGATCGATATTGATCCGACCAAACCTAACACGATTTTTGTGATTTACTGAGATGCCAGTGGTCAAATAAGTGCCAGTTTGTGAGTATATAGGCACTGTGACTTTTTCTCCTAATACAGCTGAAACTATAACCGGTTCACGATTGAATGTTTCAATAGCTGTGTCGTCTGGGTAAGCTAATGACCTTAAAAGCTCTAGGGAATTTTTCTTATTTATCTTAAACAAATACTCACCCCAATACCAGGCTGTGTTTCGTAGCAACGAGGTACATAAAGAGGATTCACTATACGCTTCAGCCTTCTGATACGCTGTTAACGCATCAGCACTAAGGCAAACAGCCTCACCCTCCATAAGGAATGGGAACACTGCTCTTTTTAAACCCACTTTTGGTAGACTGAGCGTTCGGTGTAACCCAGTCCACCAATGTGCCTC